ACGTGGCTGATCAGGGTGTGAATAGCTTAAGCGTTAATACTGACGTTAGTTCTTCATGCTAAACCAAGGGAAAAGGATGGAAAAGATTTCAAACCAATCTACGGAGTGGAAGCTTATTTCTTGCCCTCTCTTAAGGAATGGGAAAAGGTTAAGGAAGAAAAGAAAGCCGGAAAGAAAAAGGTTAAGGAATCCTCGGGCTTCGCAATCGAAGACGAAGAAGAAACCAAGAAGATAAAATCTAAACTAAATCAGCGGTCACATTTAATTCTTTTGGCTCAAAACCAAACTGGATTGAATAACATTTTCCAATTGGTTTCACAATCTTATAAGCCAGGAAACTTTTATAGGTTCCCGCGTGTGGACTATGAATTGCTTGCAGCACATAGCGAAGGTGTGATTGCGTCTAGTGCGTGTCTAGGCGGAGTTTATGCTGGTAATCTATGGGAAAACTACGACAAAGGTGATGATGCAATACTCAATGCCATGCGAGAAACAACTGAAAAAATGGTGTCAATTTACGGAAAAAACTGGCATGGTGAGTTACAGTGGTGGAGTCACAAAGAACAACACAGGCTCAATCAGTTCATCATTCAAATGCACAAAGAATATGGCATCCCACTAATCTCTACTGCGGACAGTCATTACTTCAATCCTACCGTGTGGAAAGACCGGGAGCTATACAAAAGATTAAGACCGGGCTTTGCCGCATTTGCAGGGGAACTTCCAGGTTCCATTGATGAAATGGGGATGGAGTTGTATCCTAAGAATGGCGATCAAATGTGGGAGTCTTACAAGAAATACTCAAAGGTGGCTAATGTTTCTTACGATGATGATCTTGTACGTGAATCAATCGAGCGCACTTACGACATAGCACACAATAAAATAGAAAGATTTTATCCAGACAACACAGTGCGTCTACCATCTTTTGTTGTACCGGAGGGAATGAACGAAGATGAAGCCCTCGCTCAAATGGCGTGGAATGGTTTGGCTTCGATCATACCAAGTCATAAATCGATAGAGTATTCTGAAAGATTAGAACATGAACTTGGAGTGATTAAAAATCGAGGGTTCAGTCGTTATTTCTTAACGATGAAAGCTATTGCGGATAAAGCAACTGCTACACAAATCACTGGACCAAGCAGAGGATCAGCCGGAGGATCGTTGGTAGCTTATGTTTTAGGAATTACTCAAGTAGATCCAATTCGTCACGGATTACTTTTCTCAAGATTTTTGCGCGCAGACGCTACGGATTATCCGGACATTGATTATGATGTTTCAGATCCGTTTGAACTTAAGGAAGCATTGATTAAAGAATGGGGAGAGAACTCCGTTGCTCCGATTTCAAATTGGAATACATTACAGACACGAAGTGTTATCAAAGATGTTTCAAAGTTTTATGACGTTCCATTCCAAGAAGTAAATCTTGTTACAAAAAAGATGCTTTACGAAGCAATACCGCAAGCTAAAAAAGATCATGGAATAAAAGCTGGTGTTTATGATCCGACATTCGAAGAACTGATGAAATATAGCAGTTCGCTACAAGAATTCTTACAGAAATATCCGGACGTAGAACCACATTTGAAAACTTTACGTGGTCAAGTTCGGTCGTGTTCAAGACACGCGGGCGGCTTAGTTGTTGGCGAAGACTTAAATAAACATATGCCGCTCATTTATAGCGGGGGTGTGCGCCAAACACCGTGGACGGAAGGACAAAATGTTAGGCATTTAGAACCAATGGGTTTTATTAAGTTTGATATTCTTGGGCTGAGTACGCTGCGAATGATTGAGGATGCGATAAGAAGTATTCTTAAACATAAAAAAGGTGTTGATGATCCAACCTTCGCAGATGTTAAAGAGTTTTACGATGCCAACTTGCATCCAGATAAGCTTGATTTTAATAATCAGGATATTTACGAAAACATTTTCCACAAAGGAAAGTGGGCTGGAGTATTTCAGTTTACGGAGGTGGGAGCACAAGGATTTTGTATGAGAGCAAAGCCAACAAGTTTGGTTGACATCGCTGCGATTACTTCAATCTTTCGTCCGGGTCCGTTGAGCGAAAAGGTTGATAAAAAGTATGTGGAGGCAAAGAGAAATCCGCAAGAGATTGTGTACCTTCATCCTATCGTTAAAGATATAACGGAGGAAACATACGGTTTCTTAATCTTTCAAGAACAGATTGCGCAGCTTGCGCACCGTCTTGGTAAAAACATTTCACTAGACGAAGGAAATCTTCTTCGGAAACTCTTAACTAAAAAAGGAACAGGAAAGGTTGCAGCAAAGAAGACTAGAATTCATACTAAGTTTATTGATGGATGCTTTGAAAAAGGAATCGGTAAAGCCGAGGCTCAACATCTTTGGGATACTTTTGAGTATTTTAGTGGGTATGGTTTTAATAAGTCTCACGCTGTCGGCTATAGTATTTTATCTTTTCAGTGCGCTTGGCTACTGAACTATTATCCTACAGAATGGCTTGCTGCTTTCTTAAACAAAGAACCAGAGAAGCGAAAAGAAAGGGCAATCAATATCGTAAAAACTCTGGGCTATGAGATTCAGGAAACCAACATAAATTTATCAGGACGAGAGTGGGAAATATCTACAGGGGGTAAGCTTATCCAACCCCTAACTTCTATTAAAGGTTTGGGTGAAAAAGCTATGGATCAAATTCTTGCGAATCGCCCGTTCAACACAGTTGAGGAAATGTTATTCAATGAGAATGTAAGTTACTCAAAGTTTAACAAAAGGGCGTTGGATGTTTTGGTTAGGTCGGGAGCTTGTGATGAGGTAGCCAACGGAAGGTTTAATCATTGCCGACACTTTTGGTTGTCGGTTGTGAACGACCGTCCTAAAACTAAAAAGAAGTTGGCAGAAAACATTATCAAGTATAACTCGGAAGCAGATTTCAGTGAAGAAGAAAAAATTGAGAACATCGTGTCTCTTACTGGAATCTTTCCTTTTGAATTAGTGCTTGACAAACATGTCAAAGAAAGGTTAGAATGGAATAAGGTTCCACCTTTGGCACATTACGATGAAGACTTGAAACTTTGTTGGTTTATCCCAAGAGAAGTTATAGAAAAGAAAACAAGGAACGGCAAACTGTTTTGGATTGTTAATTGTATTGACGACACTTGCCAGGTAAACCAAATTAAATGTTGGAATGTAAGGACAAATGATAAGATTCATTTGAACCGTCCTTACATTAGCAAACTAGAACATGATCCGCAATGGGGATTCTCAACAAGATCCGCGTATCATAACTTTAAGTTAGTGGGGTAAAAATGAGTGAAGATGAAACATTAGAAATGTATAAATTGATAATCGGTCCTGATGAAATTGAGGAAGAAGCAACTGATTCAGTGACGGAATATTTGGTTGAGCGGGCTGCTTTTTACGGAAACAGATTAGGCTGTCAGCATAAAAAAGTCAAAGAGTTCGACATAGTAAAAGATCCAATGTCAGGTGGTTACATACTTGTATTTATGTGCGAAAGGTGGTTTTGATGATTGATGATTATGAAGTTATTATAGAAGATTTAGAAATCGGCGATGTTGATCTCGATGTTACTAAAAATGAATTGATAGAGATTTTAAATAAAAAACTTAGTCGAGGTTGGACAGCGGGAGAACGCGAGGATGGTCTTGAGATTCCAGTTGAACCCGAATGGGAAAATATTTTGAAAGAAGATGGAACTATATTGTATGAATATACAAAGTTAGGATGGAAAGTTTTACATATGCGACAAGAAAAGCGCGATGGAACTGTTCGTCAATGGTTAAGTTTTAAAAATCTAAATTATAAGAGAGGAAAATAAAATGTTAATAGAATATTATAGAATGAGAGATAACGTTGAACCGCCCGAAAGAGCAAACCCAAGTGACGCAGGATTAGATTTAAAATTTAATCCCGAACCAAGGGGGTTTTTGTCGAGCGATGACACTGATCAAACTGTGATTTATCCAGGGGAAAGTGTTATATTACCTACGGGTTATAAATTTGGTATTCCGCATGGTTATATGTTGGAAATCAAAAATCGTTCTGGAATGGCTGCAAAACGTCAACTACTTGTGGGTGCCTGTATTGTTGATTCAGGATATGATGGTGAAGTTTTTGTTAATTTACACAACATTGGTAGAGAGCGGCAAACTATAAATCCAGGGGATAAAATTGCACAAGCAATAATGGTTCCAGTGATTCACTTTAGAGCAGTTGAAACCCAAAGCAAAGACTTGTATGATTGGTATCCAATTACGATTTCTGACCGGGGCGAAGGTGCTTTAGGTTCGACGGATGAGTAACCTAACAAAAAAGATTCAACGGCAAAAAAAGAAAGAAGCTGAAAAAGAATTCAAAAAGAAAGTAGGACTCTTTAGCAAACTAGAAGATCATTGCTTAGTTTGTCAAAAAGATTTTGATAAAAAAAATAAAGAAATGGTGATGAGTTGGAGCGTCGTTGTTAAGGAAGAAACAGTAAGATTATATTGTCCCGAATGTTGGGACAGAGCAAACAAATTAATAAAGGAAATAGAAGATGGATACACAAACTCAAAAATTAATGTTTAGTTCTAAAAGTAACGAATGGGAAACTCCGCAAGCGTTATTTGATAAGCTAAATAAAACTTATGTCTTTACGCTTGATCCCTGTGCTACAGAGGAAAACCACAAATGCGAAAAGTATTATACACCTCAAGACGATGGACTTTCTAAAAGTTGGAAGGGCGAACGAGTGTTTATTAATCCCCCTTACGGTGACATTGGCAAATGGGTTAAAAAAGCTTATGAAGAAAGCTTAAACAAAGACGGGCTTGTTGTTATGCTAATCCCCTCTCGGACGGATACACGCTACTGGCACGATTATGTTATGAACGCTTCAGCTATCTATTTTATTAAAGGTCGTTTGAAGTTTAAGAATAAAGTGATAGCAGATTACACAGGCAAAACTGATGTAAGCCCAGCACCATTTCCTTCCGTAGTGGTTGTTTTCGGGGAGCCGCGCTGGGCACCGTTCCCTCCAGTCTTAACAATGGAGCGACCAGGATGAAAGCTAAACAAGTTGCGTTTTCTATTCCTGAAAACGAAAAAGCTAAGTTCAAAGTTCAGCTTCAATACGATAGCTTAACGCAGGGACAGTTTCTAAAAGGTATTATGACCGGCTACATAGAAAAGGATATGGACTTGATGAAGTTTATTGCTAAACTGAAAGCAGAGTTGAAAGTTCAAAGCCGTATCCCACGCAACAAGGTGGAGAAAAATATGAAAGAACGTAAAGCTACTATAAATAAATTTGCGTTGGAAGATGATGAAGTTGAAAATATATTTGATATTTTAGAACAGGAGCATCCTGACTTATGAATTGTTATGACGAATGTAAAATAAAGAAAAGGTGCTGTGAAGTTAAAGAGTGTCGCTTATGGATAGACTTTCCAAAAGATTTAAACTGTACGGAAATTGCAGTTCAAAAAAATGGAGAGATGATTTTAAAAAAAGTAGCTGAAAGACTCCATCTTACTGCTTCTCGTATTAAGCAAATAGAAAGCAAAGCACTTATTAAAGTGAGTAAATCCTTCCAAAAACTAAACATACTATAAAATGGTTTTTTGTGTTATTAGATACTATTTATTATCAACGCAACTATTGTTTTAAGGAGACACCACAAATGGCAAAAAACAAAAAGCCCCAAAAATCCCTATTAAGTGAAGGAGCAATTCGTCGCATGATGAAGCTTGCCGAGATTCCTCATCTGAGTAATACCTTTTTGGGGGAGGATTTCGGGAAAGGTGGCGACACTAAGGAAGGTGAAGAAGACGAGCCCGATGAAAGCGGCACCAAGAAAAAAGCGTATGGCGCACCCGGTAAGGGTGAAGAAAAAGAGGGCGGCGGCAAGGCTTATAAAAACGAAAGTCTTTTTGGTGAACAAGACGAAGAAGAAGAAGCACTTGAAGGTGAACTCGGTGCAGAAGATACAGTAGCCGACGAGGAAGGTGCCGAACTTGATGCCGAAGCTGGTGGTGAAGGCGAAGCAGAAATTACTCCCGAAGCAGCGCAAGCAATTATTGATCTTGGCGCACAACTTGAAGCGGCTGGTGCGGCTGAAGGTGGCGAAGAAATTGAAGCCGAAGAAGAAGTTATTGATGATGTGGGCGGCGAAGAAGTTGAAGTGGAAGACATCGAAGAAGATATTTTTGAAGCTGCACTTCGCGGGCTAGGTGTTGAAGTTGTTGATGATCGCGCAACACGTCTTAATGAAGTCAAACGTAAAATTTATAAACGAGTTATTAGTCGGCTCTTGAAAGAAGGAAAAGCCGAAAAGACACCCACACCTACTAAACGAAAGATTCGTAGACGAAAGAA